TTGAAAAAGATATTGAAAAGATTAATCAAGATATAAAAGAAGTTAAAAGAAAAATATATAATTTATAATAATGAGGTTAAGTAAAAACTTTGTATTATCAGAAGTTACTCGAAGTAATACAGCTAAAAGATTAGGTATAGATAATGTTCCTAAAGATGCTCATATGAAAAATATGCAGCGTATTATTACAAATCTTATACAACCTATGCGAAACGATTTAGGGCCTATAAGAATTACCTCAGGGTACAGAAGCCCAAATTTAAATCGTGCCATTGGGGGAAGTTCTAAATCGCAACATTGTAAAGGTGAGGCTTTAGACCTGCAATTTTGGAAAGAAGGTAAAATGTGTAATAAAGAAATTTACGATTGGATTATAGAAAGTGGATTATCTTTTGACCAAATAATTAATGAGTTTGATTTTTCGTGGATTCATTTGTCACTTGTACAAAAAGGAAATAGAAAGCAAGTATTAATTGCGTATAAAGATGACGAAGGTGATACGGCATATAAATACGCTCCAGATATTAGTATTATATAATGAGTAAATTATTAAACTTTTTAGGTGGGGGAGTTGTTGAACAAATAGGTAATGTAATAGACAATCTATCTACTTCTGATGAAGAAAGGTTGGCTGCAAAGCAAGCCATGGAGGAAGTTTTAATGAAGGCTGAAGCTCAGGCACAAGAACAAGTCACAAGGCGATGGGAAGCCGACATGAGGTCTGATAATTGGCTTTCTAAAAACATTCGACCTTTAATATGTATATTTTTAACAGCAATGTTTGTTGTTATATCTATATTTGATGGCAACGCTGGACAATTTAGTATTTCTCCTGCTTATATTCCAATTTATCAAACTCTTTTAATTACTGTATATGGTGCATATTTTGCAGGTAGAAGTATAGAAAAAATAAAGAAAAAGTGATTGAATATTTGATAATACACTCTACTGGAACAGAATCAGGCTATATTCCTGAAAAAAAAGAGTATGTATTATCTGTTTCTTGTGATATTATTCATTACAACGGTCAATTATCAAAATACAAATCAAATTCTAACCACCCTTCTAGTAAAGAAAACTATAAACATATAGCTTATGTTGGTGGCTTATTAAATAACAAACCTTATGATACTGCTACCTGGAGGCAGTATGACTCTATGGAATATATAATAATGTATCATTTATTATATAATCAGCATTTAAAAATTGGTAGTTCAGAGTTATTTTTTAATGAAAATTCTGGAATAAAATTAAAAAGCTGGCTAAAAGGATTAAATGTTAATAATAAAAATATTATGTAATGGCTAAAAATACTTTGGCAGGAAAATCTACAGGTAAAAGTAAAAGTGCAAAACATTATGCAAAAAATAAAAAGTCTGCAAAAAAAAAGAAAGAATATGATACTGAATATCATAAAACTAAAAAAAGAAAAAAATACCGTTCATTGTTAAATGCTGAAAATAAAAAAAGAAAAACTTACGGCAATAAAGATGGTAAAGACATGTCTCACACTAAAAAAGGTAAATTAGTAAAAGAAAAGCAATCTAAAAATAGAGCTAGAAATCGTGGTAAAAAATGATAAAATTAGGGAGTATCTAATGAGTAATCCCGAAAAGTTAAATAAAGATTACGCAAATACAGCAAAAATATTTAACAGCACATACGAAACTGTAAGAGGTATAGCAAGAGTTCTTAGGAAAACATATCAAGGTGCATTTGAAGCGGGTCTACACTCAGTTAGTGATACTGAGAAAATAACTACAAATGAGCAAAAAGACTCTTTAGTTATTTCTGTTGAAGACAGTAAAAGGGTAAAATCTTTAGAAGACTTAATTAAAAATTGTAATGTTGATTTAGATAACTGGGAAGTTGATTGGTTTGATATTGGTACATATGAGGTTACAGGTTTTGATAATGACAGGAAGCCTGTTACTGTAACTATGTATAGGACTAAAGCTAAATTTAAGAAAATAAATATTTGGGAAAATTTATCTAAATTAAGAGAAGATTTAAAACAAGATTTATTTGAAACTTTTCAATCTTATGCATATAGACCGACTTATAAAATTGATAAAAAAAATAGCGAAGGATACTTGCTCGAAATTGGGGCATACGACTTGCATCTTGGTAAGTTGGGGATTACTGGTGATGAGTATTCTCTTGATGTGGCTAGGACTAGGCTTCACACTGCTATTGATTCCCTTTTTCACAGAGCGAGAGGATTCAAAATTGAAGAAATAGTATTTGTAGTAGGTAATGATTTTTTAAACGTAGATAAAGACAAACCTTTTGCTTCTACGACTAAAGGGACACCTCAAAGTAATTCTGTATCAGCCTACGATGCATATAGATTCGGAAGAAAACTTTTAGTTGAATGTATAAACTTGTTAGCCCAAACAGCTCCAGTAAGAGTTGTTGTAATTCCAGGTAATCACGATGAAGAAAGTATGTTACATATGGGAGATACACTTGAAGCTATTTATGAAAATACAGAACATATTACGGTTGACAATAGCAGACCTTTAATGAAAGGATATGTTTATGGAGAGTGTTTACTAATATTTGACCATGGAAATAGAGTAAAAAATTACAAGAATTTAGCCTCTGTAATCTCACAAAGATTTCGTGAGGTGTGGAGTGAGGTAAAACACATTGAAGTCCATAGAGGACATCTACATAGCCTTAAAACAAATATAATGGGTCAGGTGGAGGAACTAAATGGTATATGTGTTAGACATTTAGGAAGTATGTCACCTACAGACCAATGGCATGATGATAGTGGATACATATCTGCAATAAAACGTGCTCATGCTTTTATATGGCACAAAACAAATGGAATGCAATGCGAATATTATTACAATATAACATAGGAGACTTAACGATAGAGTTAGGAATTTATAGTGGAGTGGTTTTTGGATTTAGAACTTTTGAACCAAATGAAATGTATGACCAATCTGAAATACACTTATACATACCGTTTATTTACTTAGGTGTAATAAAAAAAATGGAAGATAACTAAGCGTTATCCTCCAAATACATTGTAACTAATTTTAGGTGTTTGATTCTTATATATAAATTAAATGAACTATTTGACTCTGCCTTATCGTGACACAACCTACATAGAGCTACTAAGTTTTCTATATAATCCTTTTCAGAACCACCCATACCCCTTGGACTTATATGATGAATGTCTACAGCGACTTGCCCACAATTGGTACACAGAATACGGTCACTTATGTCTAAATTAAAGAAGGTAGTATATACCTTTTTATGATTTATCATCTTTAGATTCTTTCTCTTCTTTAATCTTAGTAAGTTTTTTATCAAGCCAATCAGCATATTTTTTCTGAACATCTTTTACATCAAAAGCATATATTTCAGAAGTAAATTCAATAACTAGATTGGCTGCGTATTGATTCTTGTCATAGTTATGTAGCCTATTATATAATATCTTTTCATCATCTGGCCAGCTATTAAAAACTATTTCAAATTTTTGTACGTCTTTTTCTAACCTCGCATCTAAAGATTTAACGTTATTTTTTTCCATTTCTTTAATTGATTGTTTTTTGCTTTTACTCATTTTAATTTAAATTTTGCATTCTTTTTTTTAATGCTATTATACTTACGTTTATCTTGTGTTTTATTTTTAAATACCTTTGAATTACTTTTAACGTCTTTCTTTTTTGTATTGCTTTTTTTAAAATTTTTGTTATTAATCCTTTCATTTTTTGTTTTTTTATTTACACTAATAGCATCATAAATTGTATAAATTATAGACAAACTAAAAAGTAAAATTATAATTTTAGATAAGTTTTCCATTATTAATTTGATTTTTAATTTCTAATTGATGGTTAGGTAAAGCATCAGATACTTTATGTATAAAATAACCAACTCCTAATTTCTTAGCATCTTCTTTTGCTTCATTTATGTTGCCATAAATAATAATTTCATTTGATTCTGAAAACCTAACAACATCTTCTTCAAATAAATTATATATTAAATAATCTGTATTTTTCATGGTTAATTATTTATTAAATCTTTTACTCGTATTTCCATGAAAGCTCAAAGGTACAACTTTAATTATTTTTAATTCGCAACCATTCTTGCTTCCATAAGTATCCTTCAATGAAGAAATTGTATAATTGTTATAATATAAATCTTCAATCATTTCTTTAGTATTTCCAATAGTAAGTTTTTCTACTGTAAAAATTCTATTCTTTTTTTGAAGAGATAATCCAATTTTTGATTTTGAGTAATTTGTTAATTTCAAAGTCAATTTGTTCAACCAAATCTGTTTCGATACTTTCTTCATAATCTTTTGCTAAATCTTGAATCATTATTCTTCTTGTAATATCATAGTATTCTTTAAGATGAATATCTGATAATATGTAACTATTAAAAACTCTATTGTAATATGAAACAGAAGTTCTGTTTTTTTTTATTCTTTTGGCTACAACAGCCGTACTTTCTCTAGTAAAATCTCTACATATAATAGCATAAATCATTCTAGCATTTACAAGTTTTGGTTTATTTGAATTACTTTGAATGTCCTTTACTGAAATATTCATTATAGAACAAACTTTAGGAAGTATTTGTTTTGATGTCATTTTTTTAAATTTTAATATTTTAAATAGTTACCTGTAGTGTTTAATGTAGCTGTAGATGGTATATAATCATTAAAGTATAACCAAACTCCAGGTACTGCATTGCTACCTTTATAACTTTTTAAAGTAACTATATCTATTTGTTTTCTTTTATACCACTTAGGGTGACCTTCTAACATGTCAAGATTATATAACGAATGTTTATCTACTTCATAAAGCTCACCAATTATATTTGTTAATGGGAGTTTTTCAGTAACGTAAGGTATGCCATCACTATACATAGCATATTGATGTTTCGTGACAGCAGGCCCTACATATACTGAATCATATAATAAACAATTATTATTAAAACCTTGCTTTAATGTTCCGTATACAAAAACTAATTCCATTATAATTCTATAATTTCATTAAACATTGCATAAGAATTTTCTGGCTCTTCATTAAACCTTTGAATATTTTTCATACCTAGTTTATAAGCCTCTCTATCTTTTTCTAAAGACACTCCATATTTAACTATTAAAACATCATAAGGTTTTTTCTTTGTTATAAATGCAAAATAAAATGCATCTGCATTTAAAGCATCTAGATAAAAAGCAGCTTGAACTCCATACATATACTTATCAATAGATTCTATTATATCTGGAAGATTAACTGAGTTACAGGTTTTAATATCAATAATAATATTTTGTATAGGGTCATAGTAATCTACTTTAGCCTTACACTTAACACCATCTATTTCAAATAAATTAATACCCTCTTTAATAGAACTTTTAAAATTTTTAATTAGTTCTTTATATTTAGGGTGAGCGTTTAAACTATCTTTCATGTTCCATAACATATTAGAATGCTTACCAGATAAATGGTTAGGTATTCTAGAATGTTCTTCTTTCCATTCTGCTATGTATTCTTTACCTGCTTTAGTTCTTCTATCCACGTCAGGTTCAAACGCATATAAGTCGCCAAAAGTTTCTGGCTCTAACATAATAGCATGAAATGCAGACCCTACAAGCATTGCTTCGCTTTCTTTATTATTTTGCATAGCGTAATCAAATTGCTTTTTGCTACCCTGTAGAGCCTGCTTTATCATGCTTGCTGATATATATTCTTTATCTTCGTAATAGTTCTGGTCTGTTATTACTCCTTTGTTTTCTAAAATCATTTTTCTTTATTTTTAAGTTTATTTTGTTGCATTTCATATGCTAATTTATGTATTGGATACCAAAAATTATCTGTATTTTGAGGAATCATTTTTCCATTTTTATCCTTCTTCCATGTTAATCTATGGTCTGTAGCACAATATTTTTTATCCCAATCTATTGTACTTAAAGGTTTTACTAAATGCTCTGTACATTTTTCATAATATTTCATATATCTAGACATTTGTAATGCTCCATAACTTCTCATTATTTCTGTAAAGTAATATCTATAAGCACTTTGACTAGCTATTCCAGCTTTAACTGCTTCATTCCAAACCATGTCAGGATGAATAACATATGTTTCTTTTGCCTTTCCTAATAAGTTAATTTCGTCTTTCATTAACTCTTCTTCGTTTTTGTATTTGTTTATTTTGTTCATTTAATTTATGTTTATAATATTATTTTATATAAGATAATACTTTAATATAGACTCCAGGGTTATCTTTATCTATATGATAACCACTAAAATGAGGAACCATTATATCACAATTGTCATCTTCTATCCAACCATATTTAACTATAAGGTCTTGTACTGTTTGTGCAGGATTAATGTAATCAAACTTTCTTCTACTACTTCTTACAAAATAGAAATCAATATGTAAAGGATAAAGTAAATTAACATTTGTAGCTTCTACTAATTGAGCATTAAATATTTTTTTACAATCTATATAATGTTTTTTAGTATCTCTAATATAATTTCTAGTAGTCTTGCTGTGTATTAAAATCTTTCCCGTCCATTGCTTACTGTTTTTACTAGACGGTACATTACCTGGAATAAATATTTTAGAATTCATTTGGGTCGGGTATATATATGGATAACTCTTGGCTTGCAAACATTTTTATTTTATCTATATATTCAATAAAATCTTTGTTTGTAAGTTTAGTTGTACTTATTGAAACACGAATCCATTCTTCACCTATTAATTCTTTTTTATATAAAAATTTAGATTTTAAAACTTCATGCATTTCTTCTTTAGAATATCCTAACTCTTCTGTTAAAATACCTACAACAACTTTCCAATAATACTGGTTAAGAGCTCCACTTCTTTTTACATTATTTTTTTTTATTTCTACTATAACGCTAGTATTATTAAGTTTTTCTATTTGCTTTTCTATTTTACTAGGATAAGTATAAACAATTTTATTATTAATTATTTTGGCTATATGTTTCATTTTATATATAGTTAAAATTAGGGAGGCCTGCGGACGACCAAATCTTAAACCTCCCTAATCAGAACTCATAGAATAGAATCCCAAATTTAAATCTGAAATTAAAAATATAATTCTATTCTAAACAAATATATGCAGCGTTCATGTAGCTTGCTCACAATAATGTATTAGTAAGACATGTTCAAAAAAACTAATACATTAAAACGGTAAATCATCATTTGAAACATCTTCAGATTGACCATGAAGTTTCAATGCCTCATTAAATTCTCTTAACTGCTGAGGTGACAACACTTTGTTATAACTTGGATTATAAGTTAAAGGTTTATCAGAAGGGCTAGAAGTTTTATATTCAACAGCTTTTCTTACAACTGGTTTACCATCAGAGTCATTTGTCCAATATTCTCTTGTGTTAAGCGCTATATAAAGAGATTTACCTATAGCCTCTTTAGCAGACTTAACCCAATCATCAAAGTTTTTTATTCCACAATTAGTTAGAAATTGTTTAAATATTTTACCTCTAATTTCTTTTGCAGTTTCTGAAGTTCCATCTCCATCCTTATAACCATTAAGTCTAATCCTACATGTTTCTCCTGTTTTTGTTTCTGCCGTATACTCTATGTAAGGTATTCTTGGCTTCCTGTCTAAACTGTCTGACGATATTAATGATTTAATTGTTACTAAATAAGCTCCTTCTTTTAAGTAGCTTTTTTGTTCTTTTAATTCTAATGAATTTAAATTGCTAAACATTTTTTTTAAATTTTAATTATAATACTCCTTGCATTTTTCGATAACTTGTTTAAGGTCGTTATCTATATATAACTCTTCAAACATACCCATTGGGCTTTTTGCTGAGTCTTTACCTAAAGATTGTGTTCTAAATCTGTATGATGCTGATTGGTCTTTGTAATAATTATCAGTATATAAGCATACTACAAATTCTTTTTCTACACGCTTTTTCCATCTGTTACCATCTACAGCTACAAATCTTTCTTGAACACCATCCTCTCCATCATAAGCACCATCTATTGCTAAGAACACAATGTTTTTATCTGTGTTTTTACTCATGTTAAGAATAGTATCTATCTCTGTATTGTAGAATGACCAAACATCAAAACCTTTAAATCTTATAGAACCCTCTCTATATATCATTTCAATAAGAGAAGTAAAAGATTCTATAACAATAGTTTCAATTTTACTAGAGTCAACTGCTTTTTTAAATGCAGCTTTATATGTATTAAGGTCTGGTACTGGTACATTCATAAAATTATTTGCACCTTTAAATGGTAATTGTTTTCTTTCTGTATTTAATACAGCAGTTGTTTCTGGATTCAGATTACGAAGGGATGTTGACTTACCTGAGCCACTCTTTCCCACTACAATAATGTTTGGTTTCATTGTTTTGTTGGTAATTTAATTATTTGTTTTAGTTTTAATTTATTTGGTTTTTGAAAATACTTTCTTTTAGATGTTACAAACTTAATATATCCTCTAATCATAATGTTGTGTTCTTTAACTAATAAACTTTTGATTTGTTTAAAAGTTAAAGACACAACTTTATCTACTGTATATAGGGGGATTTTTAAGTCCTTGCTTACCTTGCTTATTATTTCTCTATGAACTTTCAATTTTAAAAAACTCTTTAGAGTAATTAACTTTTGGTTCATCAAATTTAGTAAATTTGTTGCTAAACTCCAAACTTATATTGCCAATTCCTATGTTTCTACCTTTAGCAAATATAATTTCAGCTTTGCCTTTTAAGTCGTTACCATCTTCATCTCTATCTATACCATAATACTCTGGTCTATATACAAAAACAACTGTGTCTGCAGCCTGTTCTATTTCTCCTGACTCTCTCAAATCAGCTAAACAAGGTTTACATCCAGCTCTATTTTGAACATTACGAGATAATTGTGATAATGCTATTACGCATATGTTAAGTTCTTTGGCTATATTTTTCAAAGACCTAGCAATTTGAGAAACCTCTTGTTCACGACTCCTACCTTTACTGAAATTATTAATTAGTTGCAAGTAGTCAATCATAACTAATTGAATGTCATTAGTTATAACATATCTTCTAATTCTATTTAATAAATATCTTAAAGAAGTATTTGAACACTCATCGACAAACAAAGGCAACGATTTAATTCTAGTAGATGTATCTACAATAATATCAAATTGGTCTTGGTCTAATAGACCTGAAGATATTTCTTTATTTTCAACACCTGATTCAGAACTAACAAGTCTAGTTAATAATTGATTAGAAGACATTTCATAAGAAAATATAACACTAGGTATTTTAGATTTAGCTGCATTTAAAGCAAGACCTAAAGATAAAGATGTTTTACCCATTGATGATGCACCACCAACTATAATTAAGTCTTGTTTTTTCCAACCATTTGTATGATTATCTATGCTTTCAAAACCACTTGTAATACCTGTTATACCTGTTTTGTTACAATTCTCTTTTACTTCTAATAAAAAAGAATCTATTTGTTTGCTCATATCAGCTAGACTATCCTGCTTATGTTCAGTTAATTTTGTTACTGAACTTATTGTATAATCTATAACTTCATTTACCTCACCTTCTTCTAACTTTAAAGGAAGTTCTTGAATTAAATTAGTAAACCTTTCTTTTTTAGTTTCATCAATTAAAAATTTAATACAATTTTCTGCTGATAAATGATATGAATCAAAACTTAAAGTACTCATAATTTGATACTCAAACTCTACTTTTTTTATCCACTTTTTAGTTTTATTTGAAACTTGTAAAGCTAAAAGAATATCAAATTTATTTCCTTGTTGATATAACAAATCTATACATGTAAAAATTTCTCTGTTTATTTCTGTACAAAATAAATCAGTATTTAATATATTAAAATGATTATAATAAACATTTTTATTATGCATTAACTTAGCTAATAAACCTTTTTCTACTTCATCTCTCATTAGTTTAAATTTATATTTTTAGACTTCATCTCTTCAATAATTAAATTTAAAGATTGTTTTACTTTTTGATTATAAGAACCATAAAGTAATTCATAATCATTAGAGTTGTTAGTAAAATCTTTATTATGGTGTGTATAGTAATGTGTTAAACCATTAAAAAGTCCATAATAATTTCTTCCTTTAATATTCATTTCTTCTTTCAATGAATCACGAAGTAATTTATTACGTTCTTTAGTTGTTTCATTAACTCTTTTGCCATCTAAAGGAAATATTTTATTAACAAATAAGTCTATAAATGAATCTTCAGGTTGATTGCTCCACATAATGTCAAAAAGTTTAGTTAAACCTTTTACATTTCTACTTATCAATCCATTTATATAAGAAACATTTTCTTGTGATAATTCAGATGTGTGTTTTACTATGTGTTTATTATCTTTATCTGACATTAAAAGACTAAACATATTAGAACAACTGTGCATTTGAGTTGTAACTCCAAAAGCTAATCTTTGACTGCCATCATGAGATGATATTGCATATAAATATAAATTCATAGCATCACTTGCTGGTAACTCAACTTCATTATTTAATTTTATAAAGAAAAATATTTTTCTACCTCCTTTAAATAATCCACATTTTGATTTAGATAAATCATAAGTTCCACTAACTAACTTTGATAATACTATGTCAAGTATTTCAGAGTTTTGCATTATTGTATATCTACTTCTAACTGGCCCTAAGGCTTCACCTGTTTTATCATTTACTGTACAGAAAAAATCTGTACTATTATATTCTTGCTCTCCCTGCGTCCAATCAGGTTGATGATAAAACATTTTTTGTTTGCTAACGGTAAAGTCTAACCCTCCGCTAGTTAATAATTCTTGTCTATTCATTTTGTTTTTTTAATAATTTTTCTGCAGCTATATAAGCTTGCATATATTGATTATACTCCTTTAACTTAAAAGACGAAAAATCTATAGTTGTAACGCTTAAAACAAGCATTAAACCTTTAATTATTTCTTTTTCATTCATTTTTCCACTCCTTCATATTATTAATTATTTCTTTTTTATGGTCTTTAGGTAGGTTATCAAATAAATATTCTATCTCATCTATTGGTGAGGAACATTCTTCTAATATATAATGAGCATAAATATTTCTATATATAGATTCTTGCTCATCTCCTGGGTCTGATATTATTTTTTTATCCATCTTATAAATTTTAAGTTAATTATATAATAGGCGCTTATATGGTTTGGAAATCTTACCTGGTATTATAGTCTTAAAAAAGATTACACCAACTTCTTTTACCTATTATATAATAACTAATTAACTAATTGTATGCCCGAACCTATTGGCTCTTTGTAAACAATAAGCATACACCTTTTCGTATAGATTATCTTTTAATCCATACCTTAATACTTCGTTCAACGTCAATTTATTTTTTGACATTCCCGAAGTCCATATTCTACGTTGTTGATTTTCAGCGAATTTAACTATTGACATACAAATTAATAGCCAATTGTATATCTTATGAAAATCAATAGTACCACTATGAGGTCGAAACTCAACTGTGTTACCCCCCGTTCTTGTAGAATAATTTGTAATATTAACCCAATAATATCTATTAGAGTTATATCTACCACCTGGATGATTATTCTTCTTGTTTCTACTTCTATCTATTTTATTTTGATATATAATAGAACCAAGCTTATCTCTATAATTATGAAAATCTAAAGAGTTAATTGTATCCTGAGGTAATGGTTTACAAAAAGTATTAGTTCTTCTTGATTCAGGAAGAATAGAATATATATCTTTTTCTATGGCTGCACATAACTTTAACAGCATAATAGAAAATCTTCTATTGAAAACTGCACCACCAATATGAATATGTAATCCACAAGATTTATCAACTAGAGCATCACAATCTCTTAAATGTTGAGACATCATTTTAACTTCATCAACACCTCTATTGCCCTGTAAAATACCACTTACAAATTCATGACCTTCAACTGAACCATCATATACAGCTTTAAAGTTTAAATCTTCATTACTCCAAACTTCAGATGATTCACAAGTTTCAATTTCAACACCAAAAGTATATGGTATATTAGAAGTTTTTGATAAACGTGTAAAACTTAATTCAGATAAATCATAAGAACCATTAAAAGTATTGTCAAATTCTCTACCTCTATCTTGGTTTCTATATGAATCACAACAACTGTTTAAATCTGAATACCATGATTCACAACATTCTCTCCATTCTAAACCACAATTTTCAGCGACTTCATCATTATAATAATACTCACCTGTATCCTCAGAATAACAAGAGTCTTCAATAAAAAAGTAAGCCTCTTCAGTTGTTGATATATAACCATAATATAAATCATCTTTATGGCTTATATAAGGTATATAATTATTACTTCCTGAATGTGTTGTAAGGTGTGAACCAAAATATTCTCCATAAACAGGAGCATAATTATCATGAAATGCATTTGAACTACAATTTATAAATCTTGATTCATTAGGAATAAAACCTATATTATGTGTATTATATAAGTAAAAAAGAAATTTAGATACTAAAATTCTATCTTCTCTATTAGAATCATTAATAGTAGTTCTATTATCTATGTTACCAACTCTTTCATAATTATCATTTTGAAAATATCTATATAATACATCGTATTGATTTTCAAATTCAGTTTCTGATATATTAATATTTGCTGGTTCATTAGAATTTCCTGCTTCAATAAAAACTTCAATTATATTTTCACTTACTAATTCTACAAATTCATCTAACGGATTGGTTGGCATAACTTAATTGTTTTTTTGATTAAACATCTAAGTTCCTCTATGTCAGGCGTTTTTCCTTTTCGTTCTTCAAGCTTGTCAACAGCTTGATATAGCTCTTTTGCAAATTCTGAATCTGCGCAAAGCATTAACAATTTTTCTAACATATTAATTTAAATAAATTTCATCTTCAGCAAATTGAAGAAAGTTCTCAATCTTTTTAATCTCATCTTTATTAATAAGCCAACCATGATATTTCATTTCGGTAAAAGCTTTTTTAAAAACTTCAAGACCTTCAGATAAATCTTGATAATCTATTTCTTGATACTCTTGGTATTCTATATCATTAGATAAATCATCATTTAAATCTTCATTTAAATCTTTAACATTATCATCCAACTTAAAATTATTAAAATAATTTGCATTGTAATTAAATGAAGGATAACTATTTTGCTTTCCATAATCATACCAATTCTTTCCTACATATTCTTCTGCAGTAACTGGTATTTCTATAGACTCAATTAAATCACCATTTGCTGCATATATAAAAAGTTTATTAGCTGTAACTTCCTTAACTTTTGCAGGGTCATGAGCAATTAATTTTAAATAATCTTCCTTAGAACTAAAGAATATACCAGAATCATTTCTATATCTAAATAAAGGATTGTTTCTACGGTATACATAAAGTTGACCATTGGATTCAGTCCATACTGCATTAATAGTACCTGAGTGTTCACCTAAAGTTTTATAGTCATCAGTTGCACTTAAAATACTATATATTGCCTTAGAGTCTACGTCAACATTTTCAAGATTTCTTTTATCAAGAAGTTCTTCATAGTTTTGTAATACACCATTATGTACACCAATATATTTACCAAAAGAATAAGGGTGAGTGTTCTCAGCGGTTTGAGCACCATGAGTACCATACCTAGTATGACCTATAAATAACTCACAATTACGTTTTTCTATTAATGGAATAAGATTCCTTGATTTTTCTAATGCTTTATAAACTTTGCCATCTATATAAACACCTGAACTGTGTCCACCACGAGTGTCATTATCGGCTAATAAATACATTAAATTTGAAAGTGGCTGTTTGCTGCCAACATATGCTACAATTCCGCACATAATAAATGAAACACTTAAGGTAGTTTCTTCTCCTTCGTTTAGTTAATTAATTAGTTGATTTAAAATTTATTAAGACTTGCTTAATAATTTACGAACTCTTGTAAGTTCATTAAGTACAATGTTTACACAATGTATTTCTTTAACAGAAAGTGTTTGAGGGTATTTTTTTTGATTATCAATTAATTTTTTCAAACATCTTTCTACATAGTATCTACCACGCATGCTATTTAAACCATGCTTGTTATCATCAGAATTTTTTACAAATTGATTTATAAAATCTTCTTCAGATAACTCTTGTATATCATCAAAGTACTGTTCACTATTAAGATACATTTCGTATTCTGCATCTTTAACTTCCCAGTACTTTGCATCGTAAAGAGAATCAAGAGACTCCATCTCTTGCTCTCTTATTGCTAAATCTTTCATCTTAGACATGATTGACATTCATTGAAGATTCAAAAGTATTAGTAACTTTTCCTTTATATACATAATTAGTTACTGTCGTCATTTTTCTTTTACCATTTTTATCATTCCATCTAGTAGGAACTTTTACGTCTACACTTTCTATTATGTAATCTTTATTTCTTAAAACATTTATAGACGCAGCTAATCTGGTATTACCTAAATCTCTTATGGCTTCAAGTGTTGTTATGTTTCCATAAGATTTTAGATACTCTAATAATCTGTAAGTGTGTGTATTTTTTCTCATTTTTTTTAAGTTATATAAGGTTTAAAATTTAAAGTAGCTGTATTGTGTACAGTGTTATATTTATTATGATATTTTTTATTGCATTTATAACTTAATGAGGCATCTCTTGAACTCATGCCAAACATTAAAGTAAAAATATCATCTTTAACATATTTACTTTTTTCTTTTGTTTTTTTTAATAATTCTTTCATAATCTGAAAATAGTTTATCTTCTTTTAAAAGTGATTTTAATACTGAAAAAGTAAATTTAAAAATAAAAGATAGAACTACAATTATTAAGAAATAAAACAAATTGTACTCTATTAAAAGGTTTAATAAATAAAGGTGATAGATAATTCCAATTAAAGAGCCTAAAGAAAGGACTACGCATACATACGCAGTTAATATTCTTTGATGTTTTTTTTGCATAATTATTTAGTTTAGTTAATAAAAAAATGCAAGCCATTGCTACGTTCTGTTAAGGATACTCACAACATACTACTCTTGCATTATAACCTAGTAGTGTAGGAATAATATAGTTTAACGAGATTGCGCTCGGAGTTTAGATGTCTATATCTTCTCTGATATGCCTGCAGCTTACAGGATAGCCATTACTTGTTTACGTCTTAAATGACAATTGATGACGCCATACAGAATTACTTTTCTAGGTTTCTGCTTACCTAGCTGCTTGGGGTTGCACGGTGCATTGACTCGCTCATCTTGGCCGAGATGGTTTTAGTTATTATGGCCTTTGTTAATGTTTTGTTAAAACTATGTCAATTTGTGTCAAACGCTTAAATATAAATAGACATTGACATTACTTGTCACTAACTGAGTTGACAATGTAAAATAAAAACTGTACCTTTGGCGGGTCAGTGGGTAATTTATACTTAAACATACTCAATCGCTTAAATATAAATGGTTACTTGCACAAAACAAACAAGCAACGGGCAGACAAAACAAAACAACAATAGTTAACAATCTGACTAACAACTAGTTAACTAAGCATATCGCAACTACTTACTACTAATAACTACACTAAACTACCAGATAATGGTGCTGTAGATGTAGTTCACACTTACACTTATACATAAAAAAAAGTAACAACTAGTAACTAATAGTAACTACTGTGTATTATTAAGTAGTATTTACTACTGAGCATGATAGTGAACAAGTAAAAGGAGGGCTACCGAAGTAGCCTCCTATTTAAATATCAGCGTCTGCGTGACTGCTTGACTCTGAAGCCTCAACTGTTTCAGTCGTGGTTACCGTCTTGCTGACAACTCTTCTAGTGGCTGTGTTAGCCGATAAGAAGTTGCCGTCTGCGTCAAACCTAACCTTTAAGGTTTCAGCACACAACAGAGTAGGGTTGAACTTAAACTCTTTGTACCACTTGTGAAGAAGTTTACCTGTGTTGACTTTATCTCCCTCTAACATAGTGTAGTCTGACTGCGAAACTATAGCAAATAGTTTTACAATAACTCCACTAAGAGGTACAACATGGGTAGAATAGTTACGACCATACTTATCAGTCACAACTTTCTTCTCACATCTAGCATCCATATCTATACCGATACTAGATAAGTAAGTGAACAACTTAGAGTGTTCATCCTGCTCTCCGTCTGCCAACGCATCCATGGCTCTTATAACCATAAATTCAGTAATAGCATCATCAGGTGATTTAAGACCTGTAACTACACCATTCATAGTATAAGTGACAATACGATGTTGCGTAGATAAATTTGGAAAGAAGAACTTAACAAAATAACTGTTAGAACTATTCCAAATCTCTGCAATACGAACCTCGTGTTCTTGATTGAACCACGCTGTTCTCTTCGTCTTGTCAAGTTTAATTTCAACAGCCTCAGGATTATCATCCTTTAGTTTTCTGAAATAACCATATACGAAATCAGTCGTAGACTGAGGGTTTACACCCTCTTGAGCATCTTTAGTCGGATTTAAATTGAACATATCTTTTATTTTATCCGTTACTAATTTTGGCTAACATACCTAACCAATGGTAAGCAATTAATACAAATTGCTATAGAAAAACCAAGGCAACAAACGATGTGGGAGGTGTACAAAACTAAGCACACTACGGGGGAGTTATAGTAATGTGGTTCACATCCACAAAAACATAAAAAATTTTTTTATTATTTTTGACAAACAAATTAAACTTATAAGTTATGAAATTGAAAATGGTTAAAAACAAGAAAGGTGATAGCGTACCTTTTTATGCTGCTGATGGCAAGGGTAAGATGCGTTATGGTGGTAAGGTTAAAATGAAGAAAAAAGCAAAGATGTCTTATATGAAAGCTGGGGGGCCAGTTGAACAATTTGATTAGTAAATATATTTTTTTTATATTTGAACACTTTGTTTTGTTTGTATGTTTTTTAAACATATGTTTGGTTGATTAGTAGAAAAAGAGTAGCATTTAATGTTGCTCTTTTTTTTATTATATTTGTGTATGATAAAAACAAAGTATGGTGTTATACGGCCAACCAAAAACGGTATTAGCGGATATGTTAATTTTGGTACTAAGTATTTTTGTAAGAATGAAAATACTATATTGATGTATTACATAAACCAAGGTTACAAAATAATTTCAAATGAGTATATATTGCAAGGTGGAGGCATTTCTGATTATTTTTGGAGGTATACAGATGAATTTGGTGACATTGTTGAGGAACATGTTAATGAAGTTAATCATCCAAGTATGGTGATGGTCACTAAGCTAGAAAAAAACAATTCATGTATTTAGTAAAACTTGACAAGACTGGCAATGTTATTATGGATGATAGCATTAATGGCGTTGAAGAGTTTAGAGATGTATTAAGCACAAAGTCTTTAGGAGAAAAAGCAATGCTATGGGTTGCTTTGTTTTGTGATTACGATAGCATTTATAGACACTTTACCGAAACAGAAAGATTAAGGGCTGTGAGTAGTGCAGTTTTTAAAGATTATAAGTGGAGTGGTCAAAAAAATAAAAAAATTGCTAACGCAATTAAAAAATATAAAGAGTTACAATTTGACCCTTTAGACGCGCAGCTCATTGCTTTTAATGAAAAGATTAATGAGTATACCACACTTCTTAAGACTGTAACAATCACTGAAGAAAATGCTAATGATATGCAGAAGGTTATGATTGGTATTCAAAAAATATTAGATACAAGACAGAAATTACTTGATGCAATAGAAAGAAGAGGGCATAGGACTAAAATATCTGGTGATGCAGAAATGAATTATTTAGAAAAAAAGCAAGCTTATAGTGGCTAATATAAAAAAATACCAACCTATAATATATGAAGGTGTACCTGATATAAATCAGGAAAGTATAGCATATAGGGAGTTTTGGGATGAGCAAATAGATAGGTGTAAGAATGGTTATAAGCCTAGAGGGATGGATGCTATATCTGGCAAACATTATTATTATTTAAACTTTTATAAAATACTTGGTAACTCAGGTGAAAAAGGTGGTCGTAAGACTTTAATTGCTCCTTGGTATAGAGATATGGATAAGGAGTATTTTGATTTATTTGAAATATGCAAGGATGAAGAAAAAGGAATGATTGTAATTAAGGCTAGAGATAAAGGTTTTAGTTATATGAACTCTGGTATTCTTGCTCAGGAGTTTACATTTTATCCGTTTAATGAAGTTGGTATTGCTGCTGGATTACAAGTTACAGCAGATTCTTTTTTTGGTAAAGTAAAAAATGGGTTGTTTAATCAAGAACCCATCTTTAGACATTCAATTATAAAAGATGCTGATGCTTTATTAAAGTCTGGATATAAAAAAAAGGACAGAGAAGGAAAGTGGAATGTAGGAGGATTTCAATCTTCTATACATTGTAGGACTATGAGTAATCCAGAAGTTTTTAAAGGTGAGCGTTTATCTGTTATGGTATTTGAAGAAGCGGGGGAGTTTAAGGAGTTGCTTAATGCTTATATGTCTTCTAAAGCTTGTTTTATGGATGGCGACATTCAGTATGGTGTTCCAATTATTGGTGGTACTGGTGGTGATATAGAATCTTCA